TTCCGTATGATTACTCCACATCTTACATTGAAGGATATTCCTCTTGTGGCGGTCAATCATACATATATGGAAATCGGTATGTTCCCCAAGGCAGTAGTTGGTGGTGGAACTGGCGCTTATTATGGCGCTGATAATATTTGGATTCTAGGTAGACAGCAGGATAAGGATGGTGCAGAAATTGCAGGTTACCACTTTGTTATCAATGTGGAAAAGTCTCGTTACGTACGTGAGAAGTCTAAGATCCCAGTTACTGTTAGTTATGAGGGCGGCATTAATCGTTGGAGCGGTTTGCTCGATATTGCCGTCGAAGGCGGTTATGTGGCTAAACCAAAAGTGGGTTGGTATGCCAAGGTGGATCGTTCAACTGGGGAAGTGGATGGAAAGAACTTCCGAGCAGGTGATATCGTGGACAGTAAAGAATTTTGGATGACAATGTTCCAAGAGACTGACTTCGCTGCATATATCAAGCGCAAGTATTCACTTGACACCGAAGGAACTTTAGTTTATGATGAGGATGAAGAAGTTTAAGAATGTAATGGCCATATTAGCCAACGATGGCGTATGGTGGTGTTATTCTCACGATGATCATCCTGATTGGGGCGTTCATCGTTCTGAGGATACTCATTGGTTTAATTATATGTTTAAGAGGTAATAAATATTCATGAGTATTGAAAGAACAATTCTATCTAATTTATTGTTCAACGATGAGTATGGTCGTAAGGTTATTCCGTTCCTGAAGCCAGATTATTTTCAGGATTATAATGAAAAGGTCGTATTTGACCTAATTGATGATTATGTAAAGAAGTATAATTCATTTCCTTCTATTGAGGCGTTAGCCATTGACCTGTCTAATAAGGAAGGTCTAAACGAACAGACGTTCAAGATTGCTAAAGAAATTGTCTCGAGTCTTGAACATGATTCTAACACTAAGCTGGACTGGCTACTAGATCAGACTGAAAAGTTTTGTCAAGATAAAGCATTGTATCTTGCGATCATGCGGTCCATACAAATTATGGATGAGAAAAATGGATCAATCTCCAAAGGAAATATACCGACAATTCTTACTGACGCTCTCGGTGTCTCTTTTGACACCCATATTGGTCATGACTTTCTTGGTGATAGCGACGAGAGATATGAGTTCTACCACCGTAAAGAAAAAAGAATACCTTTCGACCTGGACTACTTCAATACCATCACCAACGGCGGTATCCCTAACAAAACTCTCAACATCGCACTTGCCGGTACTGGCGTTGGTAAATCCCTCTTCATGTGTCACTGCGCCGCAGCAAATCTTGCCAAGGGACTTAACGTCCTGTATATCACACTCGAAATGGCAGAAGAAAGGATTGCGGAGCGCATCGATGCAAACCTACTAGATACTGCTGTTGATGAGCTAGAACTTATGCCCAAGCAGTCTTATGACACTAAGATCAACAGACTGAAAGAAAAGTTTACAGGTAAGTTGATTATCAAAGAATACCCAACTGCTTGTGCAGGTTCTGCTAACTTTCGTCATCTATTAAATGAACTACGTATTAAAAAGAACTTTGAACCAGATATTATATATATTGATTATCTGAATATTTGTTTGTCATCGAGGATTAAGCATGGAGCCAACGTCAATTCTTATACCCTTGTCAAAGCAATCGCAGAAGAGCTCCGTGGGTTGGCAGTTGAGTACGACGTCCCTATCGTCTCAGCAACTCAAACAACTCGAGGAGGCTATTCGAACTCAGACGTGGGATTGGAAGATACATCGGAATCCTTTGGACTACCAGCCACAGCTGATTTTATGTTTGCACTCATCTCCAGCGAAGAACTTGAAAGTCTCAACCAGATCATGGTTAAACAGCTCAAGAATCGTTACAATGATCCTGGGAGTAATCGTAGGTTTGTGCTTGGCATTGATCGCAGCAAAATGCGACTATACGATGTGGAACAATCTGGTCAAGATGGATTGGTTGATGATCGCCCAGTGATGGACAAGGGCAAGTTCATGGAGGAAGAAAATGAACGAGGGAGACCAAAGAAGAAGTTCGACAGAAGCAAATTTGACGGGTTTAAGTGATAAGATCTCAACTTTGACAAACGAACGTCAAGAAGACATAGATCGTAAATTCAGACTTCTAATGGCCGAAGAAATCTGGATGATGGTGAAAGGAGTGTCAATTCCCGATAGCTATTCCGAGGCTGATAGGTTACATATCTTCGAAAGGTATTATCACCGAGCATCAGCACAAAGACAAGGAGAGTAAATTGATAGTTTGTTCCTGTAACTACATAGACACAGCGGATATAAAGGCTGTTCTAAATTATGCTACGGAGCCTAACGAACAGCAAGTATTGAATATGCTTGCTTGGAAACCAGAGTGTTCCTATTGTAAAGACCTGCTTAGAAATGAAATTCGTAGATGCATCAAGGAGATTACTGATGACTGTTGATTATAAGGTGGTTAATGTCGGCGAAACTCATTGCGTGGAGGAGAGATCCACTGGGTATATCATTAAGTCTTTCGATGATGTCTCTGATGCCAAGAAAATGATGAAATTTTTAAATCTTGGAGGCGGTTTTGCAGGTTTTACACCTGAATTTATCGTCCGTAAGCTTCAGCCTGCACTAAATAAGAATAGCAAAAATATGTAGGATGCCTAGAGCATCAGCGGCACGAGCCACAATAGAAGGGCCACGGAATAGTCGGGAGTAAATGGTGGGGTTCCACCCGACACATATTGCGCTAGAAGAAATTCGGAGGGTAGGTTCGCCTACCCTCTTTTTTGTAGGTATTTCTCGTATGAATACCATGAAGTTTTATATTCTTTCTTCCTTGGTCCAGTTCCGGAATTATTATTTCCTTCAAGAGCTTTTCTTATATTTTTCTTATGCTCTTCTGTCAAAGGTTTACGTTTCTTTGGAGAAGCAGCCTTCACATTAGCCTTTCCTTGTTCCGACATAGGAAGTCTTCCTCTACGAAATCCATTTCTCTCGTATTCTTCTAGCATATCAGGAGATATGAGTTTATGGATAGTATCATCCGTAACCCATATTTTTCCTCTTTTTTCTTTTCCTAAATTTCTTAGAATTTCTTTCTTACTAATGAGATTACTTAAACCTTGCCAGGCCAATAAATCCTCAGATTTTCCATGTTGTTCCCACAAAATCCTGTGGGCTTCGGCGTGTTCTTCTATTGTAAGATCGACGAGATTAGATGGATCATCGGTTCCACCCATGTGTCTAGGTATTATATGATGTTTGTGATAAATAATCATGCTGATGCTCCTTATTAGCATTAGAGTAGGTAGGACTGCCATCCGTGACCTACATTTATTTATACAAATGTTCCACCCGACCGTATTTTTGTCAGAAAGGTATCGGGGCAAGCTCGCAAGGGCTTGCCCCTTTTGCATTTATAAATATGATAAAATCTTCTCAATAACTCTGGGGATAGTAATGTTTTCATTTTCACAATACTTGACAGAAAAGAAGGATCTTGGCGGACTTTCTACTAATGAAGCAGGAAAGTTGCACGAAGTTCTATTAGGTGGGCTAGTCCATCACTACGCCCAAGAATACCAGAAGAACAAATCTTTGGGTCATAAAAAGGCTCATGAGGCTGCATTGGCTGCTATTAGCAACCCTAAGAGAGTTAAAGGCAGTTATATGTATGATATTACGCATATGCCTCAGTTCAAGGACGTAGATAATAAAACTGCTAAACAGTTGCATGATGAATTTGGTTCTAAACTTTCATCGGAAAAATACCATGATAGTTATTTACATGCGCTTCATGGCGCATCACATTTAATAGATCATCTTCACAAAAATGGTATCAAAGATATTAAAGGTGTTCATTTTACTGCAAACAAAAAAGACATTAACAGATTGCCTGGATATGAAAATATAGAAGATAAGAAAAATAATTCAGATATTGTTGTTGAACATGGTCACAAGGGAAGATATTTTGGTGTAAGTTTGAAATCAGGAAAAGAATCAAAATTAAACAATCCTGGTATGGGTCCGTTGAGAAAATTTATAGATGAATATCATCAAAAAATAACAGGTAAAAAAGGAACTTTTGGGGTTGACGCATTAAATGCAGAAAATGCTGCTAAACAAGCTCATTTGGGTATTCTTAATAAAAATAAATCGTTTTTAAATAAACATTTTGGCGAAAATGGAATAACATTACCTGGCCATATCAAAACAAATAAAGAAGGTAATTTAGAATTAAGCGAAGATGCTTTTAGATATTTAGAAAAAGCAGAGCCAGCAAAAGAAGACAAATATGCTCACATGTATTCCGACCCCAAAACAAGAAAACAATTTCAAGATTTGTATGCAAATCTAAGAGATTCTAGAACAGAAACTGCTAAGAGAGCTACAAACGCTTCTATGTCAAAACATTTACAAAATATTTTTGCTCAACAAAAAGATCCTTCTAAACATGAAGCGATTAGAGAATTTATGAAGAAGTTTTATAACATTGGTAGACAAGAAGGGCAAATGCCTGTTGTGAGATTAAATACTGCTAAAAATACTGCAGCAGCTGTCAAAAAAGGTGCACCAGAAAGATTCTCTACAATCTCTGATGCAGAATCAGATTTTGATAAAGGTTTTGATTCTTCAATTGGTAATTATAAAATTACCAGCAATCCAGGAACTATTAATACAACAATATCTTCTCCCACTGGCCATAATACCAGTTTGGTAGTTGACTCATCGCCAGCTGGTGGTGGTAGTATGGTAAATAGAGCTGGCGTTCACGTTTGGGATAAATCAGAACATGGCGTAGAACCACCGTCAGTCCCTGCATCAGCACCAGTAAAAAGATCTAAGCCAGTAAGCACAAGGGTTGCACCAAACGGTTATCCAGAGCACATGCATCAAGCGCATAAAGATTCAACATATATGGGGCATCAGGACATATGAGAATAGATTTCAAAACATTCCTTTCAGAACAAGCCGAAGCTCCAGAAGGCAAGGCATTGAAGCATTTAACACACGTCGAAGATCATGTTATTCATAATGGACATGAAGGAGTTGCTACAGCGGATGAACATCTTCGTGGCATGCATGACATGTTGTTAGGAAAAAGATCTAAACTACATGCTTCTACAAAATATGATGGAGCTCCGTCAATTGTATTTGGTATTCACCCTGAAACTGGTCAGCCTTTCGTAGCTTCTAAATCAGCGTTTAATAAAACGCCAAAGATTAATTATAGCGATGAGGACATTGAAAACAACCACGGTCATGCTCCTGGATTAGTTGATAAGCTAAAACACGCATTGCGTCATCTTCCAAATATCTTGCCACGAGAAGGCGGTGTTTATCAAGGCGATCTAATGCACACAGAAGGCGATGCTGTTGAAAAAGATGGCAAAACTTCTGTAACTCCTAATACGCTTTCGTATTCTGCTGATAGTAATTCACCAGAAGGTAGAAATATGTTCAAAAAATTGGGCATTGTTGTTCATACAAAATATTCTGGACGTGGCGGTTTGGGTAGCATGTCAGCGCAACCACTAGACGATAAAACACGTGCTAAGTTCAGGGATCATCCGGATGTTAATAACATTGATCCTACTATAGATGTAAATGCATCAAACTATACACCGCTTGAACAAAAAGCGTTTCTCAATCATATGGAGAAAGCTAAAAGAGTTTACGCTTCTATGAAACCAGAGGCAATGGATGCGGTTTCTGGGCACGGAGCTAATTTAGAAGCTCATGTGAATAACATGATTAGAACTGGCGGTGATCCGTCAGTTCAAGGATATATGGATCATTTGACTGCACGTCATCAGAAAGATCTAGAAAAAGTTAAAACTGAAGCAGCCAGACAAAAGAGAATACAGGCTCATGGCGAAATGCTTTCTCACATTAGTAATAATAGAGATCATTTCGATAAAGTGTTAAAGCTACACGGTCATCTTCAAAACGCTAAAAATGTATTAGTCGGTGTTCTAGCAAAGAACTCTCCATATGAGCATAGCGTTGCAGGAGAACATACTGGTCCAGAAGGAACAGTAGTAGTTGATAAACAGGGCAATGCTTCTAAGTTTAATAATAGAAGAGAATTCAACCGCCTAAATTTCTTGAAAGGCGCATTCCAGAAACAGCAGGTAGCAAATGCAGAAGCTCAACTTCAGTAATTATCTAATAGAGTCTGATCGTTCAACTCATGTTATGACATTTATGAGAGCCAATCCACCAACGATTGGTCATGAACGTGTGGTGAATCATGTTATGGATCTTGCTAAAAATTTAGACGCTGGTCATAGCATAGTTCTTTCACACTCTTTTGATGGTGATAAGAATCCATTAACAGGTGAACAAAAGTTGAGACACGCTAAATTGGCATTTCCCGGAGCTAATGTATCAACTTCTTCTCCGGAACGACCTAACATTATGAATCATGTTTCTGACCTTTATGGTAAGGGCGTGAGAAACTTACACGTTGTAGTGGGTCAAGATAGAGTTGATCAGTTCAACAAACTATTAAATCAATATAAGGGTATTAATGGCCCACATGGTCATTATGGTACTGATATGAATATTACAGTTCATTCTGCTGGCGGGCGTGACCCTGACGCTGAAGGTGTAGAGGGCGTTTCCGGAACTGGTCAAAGAATTCATGCAAGAAACAATAATTTTGAAGGATTCCGTGCAGGCGCACCAAGTCGTATGACTGATGAACAAGCAGCTTCGCTTATGAATGATATTCGTAACGCACAACCTCCAGCAAAACCAGTAAAACCAGCTAAAAAGAAGTTAAAAGAAGAAACAGTTGCTGGTGGTGAAATGGTAAGAGGATTTGGTGATGTTTCTGGTAATCCAGCAGTTCAAGATAATCCTTTACAACAATATATTGGCGCTAATGCTTTGGCAAAAGATAAACAAAACGGCGCATTAATGAAGATGATGAAAGACAGTCAGCACAATTTGATTGGGTTTAAAGAATTTAATCCTCATAAAAATACTAGGGATAAAACTCTAGCTTACTATGAAGAAGACCCAAATGGCGATTATTTAAAAAATAGAAAGAAAAAGTAATGGCACAGTTTCGTAAAGATACACATCAATTTTTAGGCGATAATAAAACTCTTTTTGAAGTTGTGCAAATTGCTGATCAATATGGAAATATGGTTGGCGCTGCCAATCCTTCTGGAGTTGCTGTTGATGCTTTTGGTAGAGCCAGAGTTTCAACCCCTTTAACACTTTTTGATTCTTCTCATCGTTATCGCGATAATAACTTGTGGTCGACTTCAAACACTGCTGGTGGAACTTATGCTTTTTCTACCAATGAAGGTCTTGTAAATCTAAACGTATCAACAGCAAATAATGCAGAAATTATTCGTGAAACAACTAAAGTGTTTTCTTATCAGCCTGGTAAATCATTACAAATTCTACAGACATTTGTTATGCAACCAAAGGCAAATGTTCGTCAGCGTGTAGGATATTATGGCGCTAACAATGGTATCTATTTTGAGTTGGTAGGTAATACAGCATATTTGGTCGAAAGATCTTTATCAACAGGAGTAATGCAAGAGACAAGAGTAGCACAGTCTGATTGGAATATGGACACTCTGTTGGGTCAGGTCGCTTCAAGTCCATCTGGCATAACTTTGGATTTAACCAAAGCCCAAATTATGTTCATTGATATTGAATGGCTTGGTTTAGGTACAGTAAGATGTGGTTTTGTTATTGACGGTAAATTCATTCACTGTCATTCCTTTCACCATGCTAATTTTGTTACCACAACATATATGACCACAGCATCTCTTCCATTGAGATATGAAATTAAAAATACAGGCGTAACTGCAAGTAATACAACTCTAAAACAAGTATGTTCCACTGTTATTTCTGAAGGCGGATATGAACTAAGAGGTCTTCAACAAGCAGTTGGAACAGCTATTGGGGCGCCAAGAGATTTGACAACAGTTAATACATACTATCCAGTTGTCTCAATTAGATTGAAGGCTTCTCCAGATAGACTTGACGGTATTGTTATTCTTACTGCTTTATCATTAATAGCAATAACCAACAATGCTAATTATAATTGGAGAGTTGTAGCTTCTGGCGCAACTACAGGCGGAACATGGGTTTCTGCAGGAGATGATTCTGCTGTTGAATATAATATTACAGGAACAAGTTTCGCTGGTGGTAGAATTTTGGCTTCTGGATGGACTAATGGTTCTAATCAGGGTTCAAGTCCTGTTGATATTTTAAAAGAAGCACTATTCAAGTTTCAGTTAGAAAGAAACGGTCTAACTTCTAGTTCTTATGAGTTAACATTAGTTGCTGCAGCAGATTCTGCGGGCGCTGATATATACGCATCTATGGATTGGGAAGAAATCTCAAGATAAGATCTTTTATAAATAAAACGTCAGTGCGAGTAAAAAGGGTACGCCAGACCTCGCATATAATTGGAAAGCCCAAGGGAAACTCCATATGAAAAAGTTTAATTCATTTGAAACTCAGCTAGGCGAGTCTGTCGTACTCACTGACAAGGCCAAATTATCCCTTTATAAAAAATCCCAAAATTCAGGTTACTCAGTCGATATTCTTGAAGAAGTATATCGTAGAGGTTATAATTGCTGGACCGAATCATTCGGCGGCAATGCGAATTCATTTGCATTCGATAGAGTAAATTCATTCATTGCAGGAGGTTTCGCTGTGGAACTAGACGAAGATCTTAAAAAAGCATGCTGGAAAGGTTATGAAGCCGTTGGCATGAAGATGAAAAACGGTAAAAAAGTTCCAAACTGCGTCCCTGTAAAAGAAGAAGATGCGGAAAAACATTCAACAGATTCAGAGGATCCAACTTCAAGATTTATTGGTTCTGACGAATTAGTTGCTATCTATAAAAAAGAAACTCCTGGCCAAATTGTTAAAAGAGTAGTTCGTGAAGCAATTGAAATTGTTGATGCTATGGACGAACTTGAAGAAGATTGGCAGGATTCAAAATATAAGAACCCAACAGGCGGTTTAACAAAGGCTGGTGTCATGGCATATCGTCGTGAAAATCCAGGTTCAAAGTTACAAACAGCAGTTACAACTAAGCCTTCTAAACTAAAGAAGGGAAGCAAGGCGTATAATCGCCGTAAGTCATTCTGCGCTCGTATGGGTGGCATGAAGAAGAGACTTACATCTGCTAAGACTGCAAGAGATCCAGATTCAAGAATCAACAAAGCACTACGTAAGTGGAACTGCGAGTAAGGAATTAATCAAATGGACCAGAGACATATAGACATTATTAAGAAAGTCATCAAAGAAATAGCAATGGACATGCCTCCGCAGATCGAGCGTCCATCAATTACTCGTGCTGCTCCTCAGAGACAGTTTAGTCGTTCAGTTACAACTAGCGGAAGAATGGGTTCTGGCGCAGGAGCAATGCGTGGTGGCGTTCAGGTTCAAAGAGCCGCACCTGCAAGACCAGTTTCTGCTAGAATGAATGCTTCTCAGGGCGGATCATTGAAAGTTTCTTCAACAAACGTTCCTGCAAGAGCAGCCCCACCAGCCCCACCATCAGGAAGAATGGTAGGCACAGGTGGTTCTATGAGCGTAAAGCCAACCGTTACTAATAGAGGAATGGAAGCATCAAAGTTTTCTGTTCAAAAGGGAATGTCTGCAGCTGGTAGAGAAGCAGGTGAGAAAGCAGCATCAAAAATTATTCCAGCTGCAGCTGAAAAGGTTGCTGGCGGTGTATTAGGAAAGATTGCTAAAACAGCAATGGGTCCTGCTGCTGGCGCTGCTATGGCAGTTATGGAACCAACTCCAGCTGGCGAAAAGATGTCAGAGTTCCAGAGACAGGATGTTATGAAGAAGTATAACCCATTCAAGTCTCAGGGTCGTTCTATTGATGATTATGAAAAGCAGCAGGTAACACGCAAATCAGCTAGTGCTCCAACAGCTGCAGAAGCACCAAGACCAAAGGTTGATGCTCCAACTCCACCATCAAGACCAGAATATTTCTCACGTGGTCAGGCATTCCAGGCTGCTAGAGCAGAAAAAGGTGGTGCAGGTGGTAAGTTTGAATATGGTGGTAAAGAATTCCAGACTAACGTTAAGAGCGAACCATACGTTAAGTCACCAACTGCTACAAGCGTAAAGAGCGAAACTGAATCAGGAAAGAAAAAATAATGATTGGCAAGATTGAACCAGTTGAAGCATTAAAGGTAGCATTAGCTGACACATACGTGTTTGCTGTAAAGGCTCAGCATTATCACTGGAATGTAACAGGTCCGCATTTCTCTGATTACCATGCTTTCTTTGGTGCTTTGTATGCAGAGTTAAATCCTGCAATAGATTTAATTGCTGAATCTATTAGAACATTTGATGCATTTTCTCCTGGTTCTATGAAAAGATTTTTAGAACTAACAACTATTGAAGAAGCAACTAATATTCCTGATGGTCTAGTTATGATCAGCAAGCTTGCTTCTGATAACGAAAGAGTTATTGCTTCTCTTACTTCTGCATACGAATTATGTGAAAAGCATAAACATTACGCTGTATCAAATATGTTACAGGATCGTCTAACTGCTCATCAGAAGCATGGTTGGATGCTAAGATCGTTTATAAAGGCATAACAAATGAGAAGTTTAGAACACATCATCAGAGATATAAGAGAGGGCAAGGCTTCTAAGGGCAAAAAGAGTAGCCTAGAACACTCTATTCGTAAAGTTGTATCAAAAGAATACGAATCTTCATTCGGCGCTAAAGATAGCAAACCAGTTGATGAAGATGTCGGTGGATTGGCTGGCAGCGGTACTGGTGGTGAACCTAAACTTCATACAGAAGACGGAAAGAAAAAGAAAACTGATGAAGCAGTTGTTGGTGCTATTGGTACAGACAAGTTTCAAGGTAATGAATTTAAATCAATAAGAACTACAACACCTCATATTAAGCCACCAGCTGGCGAAGGAAGTCATTCACAGGCTCCCGAAAACGCTTCAAGACAAAGATCTATTGCTAAAGAAAGAGCAGGCATTAATAGAGTTAGCGAATCAAAACTTGATTTCGCTGATCCAATAGCAAAAAACGCTGCAGAATTGCTACTTAAAGTAGCTCCAGAAGCTAAACTTCCTGCTATTTTCAGACCAAAAGGAATGCCAGCTAAACCAAAAGCTGGAGTTCCGGAAGTTATACCACCAAAGAAAGCTGAAGTTCCAGCTAAGGTTGAACCCAAGACTGTTGTTGAACCTAAGACTGAAGTCCCAGCAAAAGTTGATACTAAAACTGAACCAAAATTAGCAGCACCTGAAAAGGTAGACACTAAAACTGAACCAAAATTGGTTTCGCCAGAAAAGGTAGATACTAAACTTGCTGCACCTGGTAAAGAAGATGTTAAACTTGCTGACCCTGATGTTAAAACATCACCAAAACTTGCAGCTGTTGAACCAGCCGTAAAGGCAGCTATTCCTGGAATAGCAAAAACTGCTGGAAAATTGGCACCATTTATTCCTCCATTTATCGGAGGCATGGGTTCAATGCCAACAAAAGACGCTTTTGATTTCAGATCAAAAAAAGTGCCAGTAGCTTCTCACGTTCATCACACAAAAAAACCTATGAAAGAAGAAGTTGCTTCTGAATTGAGAAAGAAGATTCAGAACATGCCAAGAAAAGATGCTGGAGATCGTAAGTCAATTGAATATGTTGGTCGTATGGATTCTGATCCTAAGTCTGCTAAAGAAAAGACTTCAAGATTGGCAATAATCAAAAATGTAATTGATGAAGCCAAAAAAGAAAAGGCAATGAAGCCAAGAGTTGAAACTGAAAGCGGTATGGGTAAAGAAAAAAAGTTTATTTATCCAAATGATACTGAAGTTGTTATTGGTCCAAACCCAAAGAACAATTTTCTAGATGTAGAAACAAGGAAAATGCCAAATGACAACCAATAAAGATTTCAAAGATTTCATCAATGATATGAAAAATTCACGTCAAGAAAATCTTGATGAAGGTGTTTGGGACGTTGTTAAGGGTGCTGCTAAAACTGTTGGTAGATTTTTAGGGCCAGCTGCAACAGCAATTCAAGGCTATGACGCTTATCAAAAATATCAAAAAGGAGATTATCCAGGCGCTGCATTGTCAGCAGCTGGAGCAGTTCTTCCTGGGCCATTGGGTTGGGCGGCTACTGGTGCTAGTATTGCTCGCGATCAACAAAAAGACGATGAACCAGAGACGCCAAAGGCTCCAGAAACACCAAAACCAGCAGAGCCTGAAACACCAAAAGCTCCAGAACCAACTTCTGAACCTTTGAATTATAGAAAGGTTAAAACCACTATTGAAAAAGAAAGTGGTGGTAAAAAGATTAAATCTTTTAAACAATTTCATAAAAATAAATAGTTGAAATAATTCAGAGGATCTAAAATGTCTGACAAAAAAACAATTCAAGAAGCTCTTGCTGAAGTTCAAAGAAATGCAGAACTTATGGAAGCGCCAAACGTTTTTAAGCTATTTGGTCGTGGTGCAGCAAAAGTTCCAAAATCAGCACCAATACGCCCTATGCCGCATGGCGGAGAAGATCTGGTTGGTAAAGCAAAACAGGCTCCAAAGGAACCACCAACAATTGATCTTAAGGCAGAAAAGCCAAAAACAACAACACCTAATGTCCCTGAAGCTCCAAAATCAACTATCAAAGATTTTGGTAAAGCTGTTGCTGGAGCTGGACTTGCAGCTGGTGCAGGTTATGCTGGTTATAATGCATTCACTAAAGGAGCAGTCAATCCTCCTACTGAAAAGTTTACAAAGGACGAGCCGAAAGCAGAAAAGCCAAAGGCAGCTGAAACACCAAAAGCTCCAGAAGCTGCAAAACCACAAACTTTTGGTCAGGCGTTTGCTGCTGCTCGTAAGGCTGCTGAAGCAAAAGGCGCAAAGACATCTGGTCAGTTTGAATTCCAAGGTAAGAAATATCAGACAAACCTTCAAGGAACAGGAACTACTAAAAAGCCACAAGAAAAATATGTTTCTATGAGCAAACAGACAAAGGTTGACGTAAGTGCGCCAAAGGCAGCAGCAACTCCTACAGTCACAAAAACACCTGAAACTCCAAAGCCAGCTGAAACATCAAAGGCTCCAGAAGCATCACAAACTTCCCCAGCACCAAAGGCTCCAGAAGCTCTAGGTAAAACTATTGGTTCTTTGATGAGAGGAAATGTCTCTAGAGCAGGAGAAGGTGCTAAGGAATGGGTTTCAGCTGTTTCAACAAGCAGTAGCAGAGCTTGGAACAAAACAGCAGACGCCTTCGATCCAAAGGGCGCAGAATCAGAAAGCGGATATTCTAAAAAAGGAAAAACTAAAATGTCAGAAGAAAACGAAATTAATGAAGCAATGCCTTTACCACCACGTCGTCCAGGGCAAACTGGTAGCTCTATGATCCAGAGAGGAGATACTTTATCTTCTCTTAGTAAGAGATCTGGACTTTCTGTTGCTGATATTATGAAACAAAACCCAAATATCAAAGATCCTAACAAAATTAGTGCTGGCGCTTCAATTAACTTACAGAAGCCAGAGCAAAAAACTGTTTGGAAAGATCCAGTTTCTGCTGGTTATGATAAACCAGCACAAACAACTACTACAAGCCCAAATACAACTAAGTCTTGGGATTCTGATATTCCAAAAATTGATAAAGGGCCAACTACTTCTGCAGCGCCCACACCAACACCTGCTCCATCCACATCAAGTAGTTCATCAATGCTTTCTGGAACTCCAGTAGCACAACAGAGAACACTAGAAAAAGAAAGTGGTGGTAAGAAAAAAGTGGCAGAAGAAAATAGCCCACTAATTGCAGCATTCCTAGACCTACAGGCTAAGAACCCAGCAAACATGTTCGAAGCTGCTAAGAAGGCTAAGAAAGACTATGACCGTGACGGCAAGGTAGAGTCACCAAAGGACGAAGTTTGGGGTTCACGTTTCCGTGCTGCTAAGGCAGCTGGTAAGATGGCGGAAGGCGTAAAGGCTGATCCAAACGATCCTTCATATCAGGGTGGTGGTGATGTAACATCTACACCTGAAAAGAAAACTTCTATGCCAAAGCCAACTGCTCCTAAGACTGATTCATCAGTTCAGGGTTCAGGCGATGTCACTATGAATGGCAAGCCAACAAGAGTTAAGGAAGAAGTTACTTTCTCACAGGCAGAAATCGACCATATTAACTCTTTTTTTCTTGAAGCCTCTGTAGCACCAAATAGACCTGAAGTCGCTATAGGGGCAGATTCTACTTCAGATAAGATGTCACAGAACGATGTTACTGCGACAGCTGAAAGTGGTAAGAAAATCAGAAAAGAAGAAGTTGAAGTTGATGAAGGATACGGAAACACTCCTTCTGTTCGTTCATTTGGTCATGATCCGCTTTCAGGCGGTCGTGGTCGTCCAAGAACAGATGTTGCCACTAAAGGCGAAAGAAAGGGTATGGTAAAAAAGTCCACTCAGGATTCAATGAAGCGTAGAATTGCTGACCGTCTTGGTTCGCATGCTAAGGCAAATCTACCAGAAGAAACTCTTGAAGAAGGTCGCCCAAAGAAGAACCCAACACCTGAAACAACTGAACGTGATCCACGTAAGCATATTCAGGTAGAGGCAGGGCGTGCTGCTGCTGGTAACGTTGTTGACTTTACTCACAATGATGGTTCGAGATCAAAGATTACACCAGCAATGGGTAGAAAAATTGTTTCTCATCTTCAGGGTCTAAAGCCAGCTGATCGTCAGACAGCTGTTAATAAAATGCATGATAGCGCAGAAGGACTAAAGGTCTGATGCCTATCTTTGCTAAGAATATTATTGTTGGGGCAGAAAAAAAGGAAGAACCAAAAGTTCTTCCTGCCTCCAGCACCAATTCCTTTGACAATTTACGTTCAAAAATAGTTAGAACTATTCCTTTTCAAGAAAAGGTTGAAGAAAAAACACATTATGAAATTGTCAAAGATGGCGATTTAATTAAACATCACAATACCAAGTCTAACTATCTTAATGATATGACAGGATTTGGGAATTAATAAATAAAATAAATTCTTTAGGAGGAATACAAATGCCATTATGGGGTAATCAAGACACTGCTTCTAATTCAACTATCTTTGCGCCAACAAGCGTAAAGCTAGCACCAAACAGTGCAAACAGAGACAATCTTTTCGGTAACACAACAGCTAACGCTTTTATTGATGGCGTAACAGTTGGACAATTTGGTGTTGATGGTAACGAAGTTGCTGCCAATCCAGGAATCACCCACACTGGTTGGGTTCTTCGCACTGCAGGTTCAGGAGGACGTGCTGGCCGTGTTATGACAGAAGTTCTAGTAGCTGGTGGTATTACTACTGATGCTTCGGACGACGTATCAATGCCTGATTACGTTATTCTTGTTAACACACAGCCTGTTAATACAACAATTAATGCAACTTCAAACGTAAATAACACTGGTGTTATCTTTACTGTTGCTGCAACAAGACCAGCTGGCGGAACAATTTCTTATCGTTGGCAAGCTAATACAGGTTCTGGCTTCGTTAACGCTGCTGCAGGAACAACTGGCAATACAACAGCCAATCTTACTGTCCATGCTAATAGCTTCACAACTGGCGCACAGTTCCGTGTTCTTCTTCAGGCAACTGGAGCAGCAAACGTCACTTCAAGCGTTGCTACACTAACTGTTAATACTTAATAGGTGATATATGACAGATAACAGCAAAAAAGTTTCGCAATTACCAACTGCTGCTAATGTAGCTTCTTCAGATAGAGTCTTAGTCCTCCGAGATCCTTCTGGAGCTCCATCTGTTCGCACAGTAAATGCAAACATTTTTGCTGCTAATCTAGTAACAGGAACTGTTCCGGCAACTGCTAATACAACAGGTATTGCCGGAACTATTCGTTATAACGATTCTTATATCTATGTGTGCGTTGCTAATAACACATGGAAAAGAGCAGCACTTAGCACCTGGTAATGAATGAAAATTTGACTGATAAAAATTTTTTATTATATTGCGCTTCACATTATGATAACGCAAGATATGTTTCTACTGAAGATTTTTTAGAAGATCTTAATAGATTAAAATATATTAAAAAATTAATTACAAGATATACTGAATATGGTGAGTTGAAAGAACGTTTGATACTTAACCATATTATTATTTTAAATAATTGTTTTGGACCTGAGGTTCTTTGTAAAATTTTATATTTAAAAATGAAACCTCAGATGAAATACATCAAACCTTTTTTGATAATGCTTAACATATTACCAGATTATATTTACAATGTAAATAATGAAAAAACAATTGACACAAATTTAATTGAAATGGATGCAAAAATTGTCGCAAAACTAAGGGAAGTTTAATGCAAAGTATAATAAAACAATTAGAAAACTTTGTAAAGTTTGCGGCAAAAGAAATAAACCTTACAAAACTACCAAAGATTCATTTCGTAGGTAAGTCACAAAATTCAAAAGCAGCCTTCGGTCATTCTAATGGCAACGAAATATATGTTCGTATAACAGAGCGCCATCCTGGCGACATTATGCGCACTATTGCCCACGAGCTTATTCATATTAAGCAAACACAGATGGGTAAAAAAGGCGAACAATACAGAGAAGACGAAGCTAACGCTATAGCAGGAAGAGTAATGAGAAAATTTAATACAACCTACCCTAGCGTATTTAATCAAAAACCAACTTCATCAAACATCGCAGAGACTGAATCTCTTATGCCAGCCAACGTAATGGGATCCGGTGGTCCAGGTGCTGGTATTCAAACCTATAGTCCATTGATTGATATGGACAGAGGCAATAAAAAATTCAACCCTATGTCAGCTCTATACAAAAAGAAGAAGCTAAGAGACATTGTTGGTCTTAAAGCTGCGTTCAAGAGAGAACGTAGAGCAGAAACAAGGAAAGATCAGAACTAATGGACGAGAAGACTTGCAACAATCTAGAATTGAAACAAAATAAACTAGAAGATGCTATCTCTAAATTAACTGATATATCTGCTGATCTTAATAAAATGATCGCAGTTCATGAACTACGTTTGACTCAACAAGAGAAAATTACTGATAGCTTAGAAATTATTTTAGAAAAAAGAAGAGATGAATTTGATACTCGTGAAGAGAAAATTTATGAAACAATTGAAAAAGAAGACGCTAAAATTAGCGAAAAGCTAGATGAATGTTTTGATAAATTTTCTAAAAAGATGAATGATCTAGAAAAAATGATGTGGGTGTATGGCGGCGGATTTGCCCTTGCTGCTTTTATTTTGGCCAATTGGGGCGATGTTATGAAATTGATGGCTCGTTAAAAAACAGTTTGCCTTTTTTGAAAATGCCAGTATAATCATATATGAGGTCATTATGAGGATAGATTATGGATTGGCTGGCTCACAAGTATATCGGTATTATTTCTACTCGTTTAGAAAAGTTTAAACGTAAGGGTCCAAACCTTTACAACTTCCGCTGTCCTGTATGCGGGGATTCCGAAAGTCATCAGAATAAAGCACGAGGATACATCTACCAGAAGGATGGCAAGATGTTGTTCCATTGTCACAACTGTAATGCTACAATGGGAATTCCCAACTTTATTAAGATGCTTGATGTCAACTTATATAATGAGTATCAGTTAGAAAAGCTGGCTGATAAGAAAACGCCTGAGCAAGATGATTACGAAAAGTTCGTAGAGAAAATGCGGAAGCCAGTTTATATGACTTCCGGACCATTGAAAGGATTGAAGAAAGTATCTCAGCTTTCGCCATTTGATCCAATCAAAAAGTTTGTTGTGGAGAGAAAGATACCTAATGTATATCACGCCAAGTTATTTGCATGTCCTAATTTTAAGCATTTTACTAATAATTTGGTTCCCAACAAGTTTTCAGCTGAGTCTCTGGCTAAAGATGAGACAAGACTTCTTATCCCTTTTCTTGATAGTAATAAGACTGTTCATGCCTTCCAAGGGAGAACGTTGGGATCTTCAACAGTTAAATATATTACAATTGTTCTTAATCAATCAATACCTAAACTTTATGGCTTGGACACTGTTGATCGTAACAGAATTATTCCTGTCCTTGAAGGTCCGATTGACAGTATGTTTGTTCCTAATAGTATTGCTACTGCTGGAGGTGATCTCGTTAGTGCAGTAACAGATTTTGATAAATCTAGGTTGACAATTGTGTATGATAATGAGAAATATTCTAAAGAGACCGTTAAGAAAATGGAAAAGGCTATTCTTAATGGTTACTCTGTGTGTATTTGGCCCGATAATTTAGATCAAAAAGATATT